AATCATGGATAATAGAAACAATCCTATTAAATGGGATAAGATTTCTTCAAGAGATATAACAGATTCACACCGCAGAGCTTTATGTGCTTGTGCTGCTTTCACCTTTTCTCTTGGTTCAGAGTTATGGACAGGTAATGAAATAGTAGGATCAAAAGAAATTAAAACAAATACAAAAGATAGATCAGCCGCACCAGCAGAAACAATCTTTGTACTAGCTTCAAATGCTATACAGAAAGCAGAAACCATAGAAACCCTCATGGGGCATGGTCAAAACGTAGAAGTTAGATATACACAGGGCAAACTTACTCAAGATGAATATACAGAATTAAATAAACAAATTAATATTAAAAAAGAACAACTTGAGGTGAACGCATGACTATTACAGAAACTAGATACTTAACAACAGAACAACTTGCTGAAAGATATGGCAAGAATCCAATAACCATCAAAGCATGGCGGTGGAAAAACTACGGCCCTCCCTACTTCACTTTAAAACCAACAGAAGTTCCAAAGGGGCAACCCCGAACAAGATATCCCTTAAATGATCTTTTGGTCTGGGAAGAAATAAACAACATTACACCTATCAACTCTTTTTAAAATGACAAACGCAGCTTTTAACGCAAAATTCAGAATTGTTGACAACAACAGTGATCGAGAAAATGCACCAGAAAGAAATCTAATTATTGATATTTCTACAAGAGAAGCTTTAAAAATGGCTAAATGGTTAGAAACTATGGCCGTAAATGCCACACAGGAAAATACTACAATTCGTATTTATAAAAGCAAATCAGAATATACAGAAGTTGACGGCTTTTCTATTTGGGGCGGTATGTGGGGCAACTCTGGAAGAATACAACCTTTGAACCCTAAACCAGCGTCACAAAGAACTATTGATGTACAGGCAAATCAATCTGAATTACCATCTGATATTCCTTTTTAAATGAGTGATTGGATTGTTATACGGTTTCCAAATAATCCTTACATAGGACAGATTTATTACAGCCCTGATACAAAAAGAACTTTTGAGTTCTGTGAAACTACAAAAACAGATGAATCTACAGGTATGGTGATTGAATCTGCTACGTGGTTTGATATTAGTGATAAAGATTTAATTTAATCTTTTCCAAATAAAACATATAAAAAGCGGCTCATAAAAGTTGCTTTTTTTTTCTTTAAATCTGCCTCATATTTAAAAATTACGTCTTGTTGGTCACATATTATCTCTAATGCCATACTGACAAAATGCCCTTGTTTACTTGCTGTTTTTAATAAATCAACAGCATACATTTTTACCTCATCAATGTCAGTTTCTTTTTCTATAACGTTTATTTGTTTTTTCATTTCAAACTCTTCCTCAAGAGTCATTTTAGAATTTAAAACTTTTATTATCTGTTTCATTTGATATGTTTCTTTCCAAACATACCAATATTTGCTATTTTTGGCTAACTACCTATATTAGCTTTAAAACGCTATCTCCTCACACATTTAGGTAGTTACAAATTATGGAAGATCAAGAAGAACAGCAACAGGGTCATAGTCTGATAGCCAATGTGGTTCAGATGATTATACTTTTTTGGAGTTTGGGTGTTATTTCTTGGTCTTATTTTAATCCAAACCCTACAAGACAAATTGATACGACATTTGCGGCTGGATTGCTCAGTGCTGTGACTGCACAGTATGGCCTAAATATTAAGAAGAATGGAGACACAAAAAAGACTAAAAG